AACATCATAAACACATCCCAAAACAAATTTCAAGGACCAATCCTACGCCGAATTTTCACGGGTGTTTTGCGTGCATAATGCGCTTACGAAAATCACACGCCAATTCCGCATGTTGGCAAAACCACCAATACGCCGACATAAACCCATGCCTCGGTTCGGGGTCTGGCTCATGCCCCCGTGATGCGCCTGCGTATAGCACATTTCTGCGCTGATGGCACTTTATGGGGCTATTATGAACCCGTAATCCGAATCCGAAACCTCGCTCAGCCACACGGCACATGGCACAGGGGAGCATGGGGGGGTACGCCCCTATGTATATTTATTTATATAAGGAGGTAGAGCCGATTTGTAAAAATTTTATATGAGGGGGGCGTTTACCATTTGACTTTGTTTGCCCAATATGCGGCTGACATAACACCTTTTGAGATGTTGACTGCGTGTCTTGCTTGGAATGATTTCCTGCGATTGGCGTAAGCCTTGCTTTCGCCAACTTTTTTGGGTGAGCCTGAGACTCCTTGTTGTCCGAATCTGATGAGTTTGGTTTGGGACCCTGATTTTGCTAGTACGGCATGTGATTTTTTGGGGTGGTTTGGTGTTCGTTTGGGTTTATTATAGCCACTGAAGGTTTCTTGTCCACGCTTAATCATTTTGTGATTGGTCCGTTTGTTACCCAAGCGTCACAGGTTCTGTCTCCTGCGCATTTGAAGTCAAATATTTCACAGTATCCTAGGTTGGCTTTGTTTATGATTTCTGCCGAATATGAGCCTTGTTCGTCTCCTAAGCCTTTGGTCATACATTCCATGATTTCAGGTGTTTGGATGAACGCTGCACAGTTTTTGCAGCGTGCTTTTTTGGCTTCTGTTACTGGTATATGAAATATATTTGCTTTGGCTTGCCAAAATTTGGTTGATGGTAGGTTTGGTAGCATTGGACCATAGTTTGCTTTTTCTATAGCGGTTTGACGGTTGGCTATGTTGATGGTGATATCTTGTGTTGCTGCTGGACATCCGTTGATTGTTTCTTTATTTGCCATTGTTTGATGCCCACGCATTATCTACTAGGTTGGGGTATGGTCGTCCAGCCTTTTTGGCTCGTGCCTTAGCGGCAGCCTTTTGGGCTGCTGTCATTGATTTAGATTTTTTACTAGGGTTTTTGGTATCCCAGAACGCTTTTTTACTTGCCACTAGTTTTCTTCTTTTTAACTTTTTTAACCATTTTGGCTTCGGACATCGCTATGGCGATGGCTTGTTTACGGGACTTCACTATTGGACCTTTTTTGGAACCACTGTGTAGTGTGCCTACTTTGTATTCGTGCATTACTTTACCGATTTTTTTGGTTTGTTTTTTAGTTGCCATTATGCGCTCATACCTTTGCGTTTGCTTTTTTTTGATTTAGTGGTGTACATTCTTTTTACTTCTGGTGGCAGATTTGGGTCCCATGGGTTCATTGGACGATAATAGTTATATTCAGATTTACTTTTATCTGGTTTCAACAGTTCTGGTTTTAATGGTGCAATATCAGAACGGTACACAGTTTTGTCATTACCATCAGGTAATTGAATTGCTTTTTTGATTGCTCGTGTTAAAGCGTCATCATACCTATCAGGTACTACTGGTTGACGGCGTTTCTTAGCAGCCATTATGGTCGTTTTACCCGCATCTTGTTTTGGTTCTGCCATAATGACATCAACATGTCTTTAGCAACAGGCTGCCAATCACCATCAGACCATTTCTGTGATATATCACCCTCGGTAATAGTGTCCATCATAGCCTTAACAAAGCGTTGCGGATTCTTATACTGCCTAGATAATCCTTGTTTGCGAATTGATGGTAGCACATTGTCCCTCAGATACCATCTTGCACCCTGAATCACTTCAGGGTCATTTGTTGGTAGGCTAGCGTCTGTTGATTTCATAATATTTTTCCCATTCATCGTCAATATCAATGTGTTCAAAAGTTTCAAAACTTTTGAACAAAACCCTTAAAAACAAGCCAATACCCAAAAGAGTAATAAACGATGTCCCTAGTATTACCAGTAATGTTCCCATAAGCCCTTTTGTCCATGCTAAAACAAGAATATCAGTAAACCATCTGAAAGATGGTTTTATCCTTACCGTTACTATTATTGTACACTTCGCTATTCGCTCAGTGTACCTATTTATCCTACCCCCCTCCGTAGGTTCCCCCCACTTTTGTTCCCTGCGTTCCCTAGACAAGTACAATACAAGTTAGGAACATTCCACCCACTAGCATGGACAACATCTTAGACCCACGGCAAGAAAAGTTTTTAAACTGGCTGATGGTCCCACCACCAAACCGTGTACCATCCTCACAAGAAAAATATGCTATCCTAGAAGGCGTGGACGAAACGACTTTACGCCGTTGGAAAAAGAAACCAGCGTTCAAAATGGAATGGGAAAAACGAGTATCCGAACTACAACAATCCCCAGAACGAACCCAAAAACTACTAGATAATCTTTATGAGCGTGCGTTAGCAGGCGACAACAACTCCGCCAAACTGTACCTACAGGCAACTAACCGTCTAGCCCCAACCCAAGTCCATGTAGAACATTCCAGCAAACCCTCAGAAATCTCTGATGCCGAACTAGACAGCCTCATAGCGTCAGTCGCTCAATCTGAGGTTGAGTCCCGTAAGGAACTAAAAGCACAATAGTGGGTTCAACGATAGAATGTCCGACTTGTGGGTGTGAGTATCCTCCTGTTGCGACTAGATGGCGTTGCCCTGAGTGTGGCTTTAAGGATTCATGCTGTGAGGGTGAACCTAGAAGGATGAGAGATTATGACAACAACTAATGATGCGATGTTTGAGGCTCTTTCAAAGTCGTATCCGTCAGCAGGGCAAACCTTGGGCGACTTGTTGTATGCTTTCTGGTCTGACAAGGGTTTGCAATACAATGGGACTCTTAAAACCCAGTTTTTTGTTTCAGAAGGTACAACTGGAACAACTCTAGGAGATTTAGCAAACAACTATTTTGTTGATGTGTACGATTTTGTGACATTTGATGTTATGGACGCTGACGAATGGTTGGAGTTACGGGTTTTTGACCGTTATGATACGGTTGAACAAGAAATTTATACCTTAATTTGGTAAAGGAACAAAAGGAACATTATTATGGCAACAACATTTAGCAAAATACCTCTAAGCGGCACAGGCAACGGTCTGGGACTTTTAATTAACTCAGGTTCGTCTGGTGTGGCAGGTCCAACGATTCACACTGGCTCAACCAACACATCAGTTATTGATGAAGTTTGGTTGTATGCAGTGAACTATGATACCACTGACCGCAAACTCACCATTCAGTATGGTGGTGTGACTGCTGGAACAAACGAAATTGAGTACACAGTTAAGGCTGAAAACGGTTTGTATCTGATTGTTGCTGGTTTGTTGCTTTCGGGTAACGCTACAGCAAAGTTGATTACTGCTTATGCTGCAACTAACACCAGTATCGTTGTTTATGGGTATGTTAACCGTATAACAACAGTTTAAGGTCATCTTAGATGCCCTCCTTTATTAGAACCACATCAGGTGGTAAAGCCATTAGTGGTGGAGCATTGGCTCCACGCTCACGCCGTGGTAATAACACTGACCAAGTAGCGTCTTACTGGTCTGGTGGTGCTGGTGTTGTTGACTTGATTGAGTTCTTGGTTATCGCTGGTGGGGGTGCGGGTGCACAAGATGGTGCTGCGGATGATGGTAACGGTGGTGGTGGTGCGGGTGGTTATAGAACTTCTGTTGTTGGTGCAACTTCTGGTCGTGGTTCTTCTGCTGAAGCAAAACTTGCAATAGTTGCTGGAACCAGTTATACGGTGACTGTTGGTGCTGGCGGTGCAGGATTTTCTGGTGCTGGTTCAAATAACAGAGTAAGCGGAAATGATTCTGTGTTTGGTTCAATCACATCCATAAAAGGTGGCGGTGGTGCTTATTGTTGTGGTGTTGCTGGTGCTGACGGTGGTTCAGGTGGCGGTGGAACTGGAAGTTCTGGATTGGGAACAGCCAATCAAGGTGGTGACGGATATTATGCTTATCTTGACGCTGATGGAGGCGTTTATGGTGGTGGCGGTGGTGGTGCTGGAGCATCTGCAACAAACAAAAATGGCGGAGCAGGTCTAAGTAACTCAATTACTGGTAGTGCCGTAAATCGTGGAGGTGGTGGTGGAGCATCTGCTGGCAGCAGAAGTGGTGGTGCTGGTGGTTTAGGTGGTGGTGGAAGTTGTTCATCAGGTACAGGTCAATCGGGGACAGCAAATACTGGCGGCGGTGGCGGTGCGGGTAGGTCAAGTCTTGGTGCAGGTTCGGGTGGTAGCGGTGTTGTAATAATTCGTTATCCAGATACTTTTCCTGATGCGGTGTCAACAACTGGTTCACCAACATTAACTGTTAGTGGTGGATTTAAGATTTATCAATGGACTGGTTCGGGGTCGGTGGTTTTCTAATGGCTCATTTTGCTAAAGTTGAAAATGGAATTGTTACACAAGTAATTGTTGTTCATAACAATGAACTACTTGTTAATGGTGTTGAAAGTGAACAAAAAGGTAAAGATTTTTGTAACTCATTGTTTGGTGGAACTTGGGTTCAAACTTCGTACAACAATAAGTTTAGAAAACAATATGCTGGTATAGGTTTTTCCTACAATGCTGTTGCAGATGTTTTTGTTTTACCACAACCATATCCATCTTGGACATTGGATAGTAACCATAATTGGCAACCACCAGTAGTGATGCCAACAGACGGAAAAAACTATAAGTGGGATGAACTGACACAATCGTGGTCAATAAAAACCATTGGATAATTTTTGTTCCAGTAGCGATACTGGCATTATGGTCAACAGTTGCTAAAGCCGATATCTTAGGTAACTGGACTTTTAGCCAGTCAGAAAACTGTGGTGGTTCAGTAGAAGTTATTAATAATGCTATAACTTTACATGGTCCAGATAATCAAAAACAGGGATTTGGTATGTGTGGTGGTAAACCACATTGGGTTAAGATTGAAACCATAATTCCTGAAGGAACCTTTAGCGTTTCGTTTGATTGGTCATATCAAACTAATGATGGTGCATATTATGACCCACCACAATATGGTATTAATGGTGCGTACACACAATTAACGCAACAGAATCAAGCGTCAGGGTCTTTAACTGTTACTGTTCTTGCTGGTGATATATTTACTTTTAGACAATATTCAATTGATACCTGCTGTCAGGCTGGTAATTTAACTATAGGTAATCTTTCATTATGGGAATTTACAACAACATCCACGACTTCAACAACGATGATAACTACTACTATTGTCCCCGAAACGACTGTCCTTGCCACCAACCCGACTACTACGACAGTTCCAGAAACTACATCAACATCAAGTACGAGTACAACGACCACCACGACATCTACTTCAACTACGACAACAACATCAACAACATCAACAACATCAACAACATCAACAACGACAACGACTGAACCACCACAGGTTCCTACACCTGTTACACAGCCTGAAATAGTTCAGCCAGAACCCGCTGATACTTCTGTTCCTGTAGAGCCTGAAGAAACTGTGCCAGACACCACAGAGCCACCAGTAGAGGAAACCATCCCAGAGGAGATGCTTCCCGAAGAAACAACCACGACAGTTGAAGAAGAAACCACAACAACTGAACCAGAGACAATAACAACTGAAGCACCCGAAGATACTACCACAACCTTAGAGCCAAATTTGGAGCCAAATTTAGAGCCATTGGTAGAGGAAGAAGTGATTGCTCTGATTGCTGAAGCAACTACTGTTGAGGAACTACAAGCAGCCTTAGAGGAATTAACACCTGAACAGGTTGAACAGGTTGTTGAGGAGATTCTAAATCAAGAGGAACCTCCTACTCAGGAGCAGGCTGTGGCTTTAGCCACCAGCCCAGAAGTTTTGGCTGTTATTAGCGTGGACAATGCTGAAAAGGTATTTCAGGCTTTACAGGTTGATGAATTGACTGAAGAACAGGTTTCTCAACTTATTGAAGCGGTTCAATCTGCCCCTGAGGAAATTCGCACACAGTTTGAAACTAGTGTTGACATTTTTGGTTCGGACCTTGGTGATTATGTTCCTGTTGGGTCTAATATTCCTGTTAATACTCGTAGAACCCTTATTGCTGTTGCTGCTGGTGCAGCAATGGCTAGTGTTGGTTCTAGGAAGAATCAATAGAACAATTAGCCTATTAGGGTGAAAAGGTTTTTTTCTGAAATTCATGGTCTTACTTGGACTTTGGCTGGAACAGGCATGGTTTTAATTACCCTGTCTGGAAAAACCCGTTCGTTGGGTTGGCAAATCACCTTAGTAGCATTAACTATACACCTTGTTGGTGTATTTATTAAGGAGAAAAATGAATAAGGTAAAAGACATTGCAGGCAGAATTGTTGCACTTTTTCTCACCAACGCCCTTGGCGTGGTGACTGGTGCTGCTGTTATTGCTCCAGACCTAGAAGTATGGAAGTCGGCTCTTATCGCTGGCGCAGT